GGAAATTTACCTCAGATCAACTAGTGACTTTGATTAGTTGGCTTGAAGATCAAAAAAAGGCAGGACTTAACTTGGAAGAAGTAATCGATGGACTTATTGACGGAACCCTTACCACCACAGACACACATCATCTCAGTTTCACCGAGTAGAATTTCTACTTACCTTGATTGCCCTAAGAAGTATGATTATGTCTACAATCAAGAACTAGCCCCTGTAGGTCCAACCAAGTTACACTTTAATAAGGGTAACTATTTCCATGAGCTAGCTCACGTTTACTACCAACTTATCAAAAGCGGCGTAGAGCCTGGATCAGACTACGCATTAGCAAGTATCATCTCCCGTATTCAGAATGATATTTCCAAGTCAGATGACATGGAATTGATCCAAGTCTATGGAGTAATTACTAGAGCTATCACAAGGTTTATTAAAGAGCAATCAGCTCGAATTGATAACGGTATCAAAGTTGTAGCTGTAGAACATGAGCTTATCTTCCCACTAGAGGGAATTATTCTTCATGGCTACGCTGATCTAGTATACTATGACAACGCTGGTAGATTAAGGGTTAGAGATCATAAGACTGGAGACAAGGCGTGGACCAAGATCGACGTTCAATTCTCTAATCAACTACTCTACTACGCTACACTATTATACAAGACCTACAACGAAGTACCGATTGCAGAGATTAACTACATCAATACAAAGGAGTCTGTCAAACCGGTTCCGTATGAGAATGCTTTTACTCACACCACGGTATCCTATTCCCAAAAAGAGTTAGATATCTACTTTGAGGAAATTTGCATGCTTATCGAAGAAATGCTAAAGTCTAGACCAGTTCCTTTCTATGGGCAGCACTGTAGGTACTGTGCATTTCAGACGCCTTGCTACTTGTCTCGGAAGGGAATTGACCCGTCTAATGTAATCAGAACACACTTCATTAAACGGGACTCACCTAGGAAGCACGCTTCTTTTACTGAGAGTCTAAATGGTAGCTCCAATACCGAAGACAACACCAGCAATGACGGAACCAATTGAGCATTTCATTGTTCGCTTTAAAGATGGGAGAGTTAAAAAAGTAGTAGTAGGAGATGGAGAAGGATTTTACAGAGAAGAGAATTTCATTGGGCAACACAAATCATTCACAACATATCAAGTATATGTAGCTGAAGGTGATGTAAGGGATATAAATACTCCAAATGCAAATAGTAAACTTCAATCTGGTAAAAGATAAACCACACTACATAAAGGCTCTGATTTATGGACAGGCAGGAGCAGGAAAGACTAGATTTGCAGCTGATGCTGATCGACCTTTTTGGTTCGATTACGAAAGCTCAACTGAGACTCTACGACATTGGGGGTCCGAATACTCCAGCATCCCTGTTAAAAAACCTTCAGGAATTATGGAACTCTTTGGAGACATTAAGAGGGCAGTTGCTGACCCTGAAATCGGAACCATTGTTATTGATTCTATAACATCAGCCCTAGATTATTACATGAGATCAGAAGCTGACAAGCGTGCTTCAAAGAGGGATAAGTATGCATTTTGGGAAGCCGATTACAAGTATGCCACACAAGTATTCTCAGACCTATTTGGCATCCTACAAGAAGCCCCTATCAATGTTGTTATCATTGGACACGAACGAATCTCTCTCGATTCAGAAACTAACAAAGTCAACGGAATCTATCCAGACATCACTCCAAGACTCCAACAAAATGTAACAAGACTTGTGAATGTTGTTGGATACCTACAGGCTGTACCGTCTACATCGAAAGGAACTACTCGCCGCCTTTACCTTAACCGAACCAATATCATCGAGGCGAAGAATCGTCTCAACATAAGCGAGTCATTTATTGAAAACCCTGAGTGGAAATTGATCTTCAATGATTAATACAGTAGACTTGGGCTGGTTAGCCGGCTTACTTGAAGGGGAGGGTTGCTTTAGAGCAAGAAATTCAGGATTTACTAATGATACAATAACCATATCAGTAACCATGACAGATGAGGATGTAGTTAGAAAAGCACACGAAATTATTAAGCTGGGAACTGTATCAGGTCCATATCTCATTAAAAGTGGAAAATCTATTTGGATATGGCAGTGCTCTAGTAGAAAAGAAGTTCCACAAATCCTAATGACGATTTACCCACTCATGGGAAAACGTCGACAGACTAGAATTAAATGGCTTTTAGATATCTGGAAGTCTATTCCATACGATACCTGTAAGAAAGGACATAAGAAAAACGGAAAAGTAGAATGTAAAATTTGCAAAACAAAATCACAAATTGACAGACGTTGGAATAAATTTTTAGGAGTAGTATAATGTCATCTGATCCATCCTTTAGTATTGACTTTGGAAAAGCACGAACACTTGAGCTTCCACCAGAAGGAAATTACCGTCTGATTATCTCAGACTACATGGTCAAGCAAGCGAAGAATGAATCATCAAGGGCTAACGGATTCAATATCTCCTTGGTGTTCAATGTAGATGATCCTGAATACCCTGGAATGAGGGTGTACCATAACCTTTGGGTTCAGTATGAAAACCCCTGGGCTGCCAAGTTCTTCTTCGAGGCTTTGACTGGAAAAACTCTCGGCGATGACAGTCTGGATGTTTCTGATCCAGATATGTTTATCGGAGACTCTGTTGGAGCTTCCCTGATTCATGAGAATTACACTGCTAATAACGGTGTCGAAAGAACTAAGCTGGTAGTTGCAGCTCCTGAAGCTTTCTACTCAGTTTAAATAGCTGTCTACCCCTGTAGGTTACGGACCTTGCCCTCCTAATACCTACAGGGGTAGACTTGTCTCTGGAGTCAAATTGGATGAACTAAGTATTTATCTGGCCGTTTTATTCGATGGCCTTGAAGGACTGGTTTATTCTCCACTAAAAACAAATAGCAGCTGGGAACAACATTGGTATGAATGGCCGCAACAACAACAGGAACTTTGTAGTCATATTCAATCCGCAGGGGGAGACGTTTACATTTCCCCAGCTGTCTACAAAGAACGTAGGGCTGTTAAAGATGCTATTAAGAGAATACAAACAGTCTGGCTGGATTTTGATGGAATGGAACAAATCGACTTCCGTAATGTCCACACGCCGACGCTTATTGTGCAAACGTCCTATGACACAAAAGTTCACTGCTACTGGAGAGTAGAGCCATCTAATCAGACCTCAATAGAGGATATAAATAGGAGGTTAACATATCACCTAAATGCGGATAATGGCGGTTGGGATTCAACTCAACTCTTACGACCACCTGGGACTATAAACCACAAAAGCGGTCTCCCGGTGAAACTAGTAAGTGTTGACCAGAAACCACACACTTTAGACTATTTCGAGTTTATACCTAAAGTCTCTGCTCCAAGTTCGGAGTACGTAACCGCTGATCGGGTAATCCCTGTAGGTCAAGTTCTATCCAATAATTCTCTGCCATTATCTTTGATAAGGATGGTGAAGAAAGAGAATCCGGTAGAACCCTACAGGTCTAGCTTCTTATTCAGACTAGCCAACGAACTAGCTGAAGACGAGTTAACGCATCTGGAAATAGTTAGTTGTCTCTACGAAGTAGATGGCCGCATTGACAAATACACTGGCCGCTCGGATCAATTGGTACGGTTATCACAGCTTGCCGACTACGCTATTCACAAGCACCTAGCCGAAGATTCGGTATTAATATACACGCCGTCGCAAATATTAAATCACGTTGAAAGTCTAGATTGGATACTACCACAATGGCTTCACAGTACTGGACAACTAGTCTTGAGTTCCGCACCGGGAGTTGGCAAGACACAGTTAACATTCCAATTGGCATATTGCTTGACGACTCAACGAAGATTTCTAGGGCTATTAGCGCCGACTCCCAAACGGGTATTCTATCTTTCTCTAGAGATGGACAAACAATCGTTGAAATATATCTTGGAGCATCAACGCCACGAGTGGGAAATTATCCCGGAGTTTCAAATTATAGACGAAAGCTACAACCTAAAGAAGTATGAAGACCTCATCTTTGAACATCATCCTGAGGTAGTCATAGTAGACTCTATGATCGAGTTGTTCGATGATGAGAATGACAATCCGAATTCGGAAGCTCGACGGGTAATGAAGTGGTGTAGAAAAGTCCGTCGTCGGTACGGTATAGCGATCGTGTTGATTCATCATAATCGTAAAGCCACAGAAGGTAACAAGAAGCCGAAGTCTCTGGCTGATCTTGCTGGCTCATATATGTTCGCTAAGGACTCTGATACAGTCCTACAACTCTGGAAAGATCATAGAGGTATAGAACTTTCTGGAGTTAAGGTACGGTTTGGTATGGAAGAAACTGTTATGCTTAAGCGTAACTCAAATCTCTGGTTTACAAGGGAATCCAATGCTAGTAACGACACAAGACCAACTCAACCAAATCCGACAGGAGATAGACCAAACCTCTTGTCTGGGATTGGATT